GTTTTACTTATAGCGGCGCTATAAGCAGCCATGCTGTTTGTTAAATCTGCAGGTTCTACTGTAGATCCATCGCTTACCGCCACATCATCTATATCATTAGATTTAGCTTCTTTTTTACCAAAGTAAGACTCTTTAATTGTCTTAACTTTAGTAGTGAAGTCTTCCTCGTTTGAATACTCAACTTCTTCTGCAAGTTTGTTAAACTTTTCTTTTTCAACGTCAGTTAAATCAGAAGATACAGCTTTCGCTATGTCTTCTCTTTTTAACTCACCATTTGATTTGTTAAGTTCAACATTCTTTTCAATTTCTTCGTTAAGTTTCTTCTCAAGGTCTTCAATTTTAGAAGCTTGATCTTCAAGCACATTATATTTTTCATCTGGGACATCAATATAGTGGTCTTCAAATAACTTTTTAAGTCCACCAATAAAGTCCTCAGCAATTTCGCCTTTAATACCTCTTTCAATAGCGATCTTGTTTTCTTGCATCCATTCCTCAACAACGTAGTTTAGGTATGAGTCTACTTTTTCAACAAGCTCAGCTTTTTGAGTTTCAGTATCTTCTTTTAATTTAGTTTCGTACTCGCCTTGTAATCTTTGAGATTCTTCTTTTACTTTTGCTTTAATCGCAGTTTCAAAAATTGTCGCAGCTTTCTGTTTAAACTCTTCAGATAAGTCAGCATCTCCAACTAGCGCATCAACTTCTTCTTTGTAACCAGCTTTCATTGGTTCCTTTTTCTTGTCGTTGTCGTGCATCATTTCGGATTTTTCTTCTTTATCGTCAGGAGTTTTTTCTGTTTCTTTAGAGCCCTCTTTTAGTTTTGGCATTGCATCAGCAGCACCTTGACTTTTTTGTTGAGCATCACCAGTAACAGGTTTTGTAGATTTTGAAGCATCTGGATTGCTGTCTGTTGGTTTAACAACAGCCGCACCTAAATCTTCCGCATCATTTTTTAAATGCGTAGGTTCAGCCGCTACAGCGCCTTTCTTCGGTGCATCAGCTTGCGGGTTTACACTCGCTTCGCTAACTTCCTGTTCCATTGCCTCAATTTTCTTATCTGTTTCGGCCATTGAAATCTCCCTTATAAAAATAAACGTTTATTTTTTGTTTGTTATAGGATATTTATAAGATTATAGCTTTTCAAGGAAGCTTTTAAAGATATTTACTTTTTTTTCTTCTAAACTTCTTTTTCTCGCCTTATAAATTTCCATTTTCCACGCCTCAATATCTTTTTCTATTAAGACACCATTATCCCAAACCCATTCTTTACCTTCCATGATACCTTCTACGAAAGCGTCAGGGGCTGACGGATCAGCGACAATGTCGGCAGCAGTTGCTAAATAAAAGTCATCTTTTACATAGTTGAAACCACCACGCTGTACTAATGAACCCATACCTCTACTAGACACTCCAAGTTGAGCGCCTTCGTCAATAAGACCTTTTACAATCTTACCATAAGGTGTATTCATTATTTTTGCTTCACCAATAAAATTTCTATCTTCTGGATAGAGTTTCGTAATCATATGCGATACTCTTTCTAGGTTAACAGTTGGTCCGTCAGGATGCCCTAACTCTCCAAATGCTCTTTTTTTATTGATAAATTCTTGGTTATATCTTTTTACTTCTTTGTTTAACACCTCTTTAGGGTAAACTCTTCCATTTCTATTTTTTATATCACTCTGTAAAAAAATACCTCTGATTTTGTAATCTTTTTTACCGTTGTCTTTTTCTTCAACGATATATTCGGCGTTGTTTATTTCTTCGGAAATTAGTTTCATAAATTCTCTCTCTTTACGTTATATATTTATACAATTTTTTATCTAAACTCTATAATTATTGTATAATTATCGCCACTAGCAAAGTTTTTAGTAGATAGTAAAACATCGCCAGTAGGAGTTCCAGCATTGTTTGGAATACTATTACCATCTGTTCTAAAGTCCATAAAACCATTACCAGATAACAATAAAGCAGTCGCATTTGTTGTACCATCCCATATCAACTCTACGCCTGATTTACTATCTGATGTATTGATAGAGTAATATACTCTTGCAATAGTTCTATTACCATCTTCACTCATAAAAGTAAGTTCAGATGCATCTATTTTTTTAACTAAAGTCTCGCCAGTACCATCGGAAAAATTTGTAAGTTTTGCTACAAATTTGACACCTGAAGTATCTGCTATTGTTTGTGTTGTTACTGTGTCAGCCATTAACTTGTATATCCTGATTCTTTTTGCGCCTCTATTACTACATTATAACTTGTAACATCAGAGTCGCTTGTTAGTAAAATATCACCTATTGCATCTTTAATTCTATCTTCACTTGGTTTCAATCCGTAGTTTCCTCTACCCGTAATCTCTACCTTTTTTTCTATATCGTTTTTAAAAAATATTGTACACTTACCAGTGCCTAATATTTCATAATGTATATCTGCGATTGAAACTTTTGGTTCCGAAGTCGCATTATTTGAATTTACAACATCTACCAAAGTCTGTTCGTCTTCACTTCCAACTCCATTCGCTTTAACTATAATGTTAAAACTATTATCCGTTAGCTTGGTAGCCGTAATCATAATTAACTTCTTGGTGAACCTACAGCTGATGCGTGACCATTCGCCATTGTAATTTTATCATCTGGTGCTTTTTCAATAATTACTGTGTCGCCTGCTGTATGTAAATATACTTGACCTAATACTGTACTATCCAAACTTCTTATTTCAATAGTTTGTGTAGCACCAGTTGCTGTACATCTAACAAAATGAGCACGATCAATATCATTAAGTGATGGATTGTTTACCACATTACCTTTTGCTATTACTGTTGACATTATTTGTCCTCTCCTAATTTTTCAATTACTTCTTTATCAAAGTAATCTTCTATTTGTTTAACTTCTAAATTATGTAGAGCAGCAACTTCTTTAATTGCGCTTTCAAATCTTTCTACAATGTTACCTTTCGCTTGTTCATAAAACGAAAAAACATCTTTAACTGCGTCTTTCATGTTCGGCGAAAGACTATTGTAAGTATTAGAATCTATTAAAAGATTCTGTTTAACTATTTGGCTGACCTGCATTTACATCTACTCCTACCATGGTATCTGCTGTACCGTCTATTTCTAATTCAGCTTTTCCATCATTTTCAGTAGTATCAACTATACGACCTTCTTTATCAAAAGTTCCTGGATCAGCTATTTCAGGTTTAGGGTCACTATGTGCCTCTGCTTCAGGTATAGGGTTATCTATTTTATTAAATAAATTACCAGCCATATCTTTTCTATGATTATCTAAAGTTTGACCAACCTTAACTCTTAAAGCATCTTTAAATGCTTCACCAGCACCAGCGTTATCGCCTACCGCAAGTTTGTCAATAAAATTTTTAGTTTCTTCACTCATTATTTTTTCTCCTCAGTTACTTGAGCCATGGGGTTTTGAATAATACCATCATCAATTTCTTTTTTAATTTGTTTATCCATTTCTTCCATTTCTCTATCGTTTTGTTTTAAAACATTTTTTCTTATATATTGTACAGAATAAAACTTACCAACATAGTCTCTCATTTCATTTGCTAATGCTAATCTTTCTCTTTGAAGTTCAGCGTTTTTTAGTTCAGCAAAGTGTCCATCCTGTATGAAATCATACATTATACAGTCTTTAACTATGTGCCAGTCTTGTTCAGCTATGACACCTTTTAACACCAACTGTGTTCTCATAATGTCATTAAACAATTCTGTAAATTTCTTTCTCAGTCTTTGTACAAACTTTGTAAATTTAAGTTCATCTCTAGTAATCTCACTCGCTCTACCCATATTAAAACCTTGTGAGCTTTCTAATCTACTAACAGGAACATTTAGAGAACGATATAGTTTTGCTCTAAAGTATTCTACATCTGTCATTTCGCCTAGGTTTTGACCACCTGGTAAAGTAGTAATATCTGTTCCTCTACCACCTTCTCTACTTGGTAACCAAAAGTCTTCTAGCATTGACATATAGTTTCTATCGTCTCTTATCTCACCAGTACCAGCGTCATATACAAGTTTGTTTCTATATCTTGCCATAACGTCTCTTAGGTATTGTTCAGCTTTCGCTTTTGGTAAGTTACCTACGTCAATTTTAAATATTCTTCTTTCAGGCGCTCTAGCAATTCTATAAATCACCACTGCGTCCTCAATCATTCTTAATTGATTAGTGGGTTTAATCGCTTTGTGTAAGTATGATAAGACCATGTTTTTGTTTTGATCTATGATACCTGACGGACAAAATGCGATTGTATCTGGCGCTATCTTAACACCTGATTGTCCAGTTGTACCAGATAACCCTCTTTCATTAAATAAAAAGTATTCAACATACTCATCTACAACAGCTAGACTATTTAAAGCTGATGGACTAGGTACATCAGGTCTTTTCTTTCTAACTTCTCTTATCTTTTTAATCTTTCTAGGATCAATATATTTTAATTCTGTTATACCCTTTTTAGGGTTGTCTCTATCAATAATCTTTTGATAGAATATTCTACCATCCACATACCATCTTCTGAATATGTCATGGCCTTTTGTATTGAAGTTCATTAATCTTAAAACTTCCTGGAATTCGTCTTCTATTTTTCTTTGTATATCTCTGCCGTATGGTAAGTTATTAAAGATAACTCTTACTGCATCTTTCAATTCATTCGCAACAATACCCTCATTGACAATATCTTCTATCGCCATATCACACTCTGGGTGCATTGCTATTTCTCTATATCTACGGATAAGGTCTTGCTCTGTCTTCGCACTACCCTCCATATCCAAGTAAGACCCAAAGTGACCCCCTGCCGAAACAGTTTGAGTACCGTCTTCAGCCTGATTGGTTGTAAAACTTTGTTTTGGATCTGCTTGCTTTTTGAGTTTTGTAATACTAAACCCGAATAGTTCTGCCATAATTTATCTCCTATACTAATACTACTTATACTAGTTTTAAAAGAGGGGCCGAAGCCCCTCTAGTTTAAAAATTAAGTTGTAGTATTTGATTCAAAGTATTGGTAACTAAAAGTCACCTCAAACGTTTCAATCGCATCAGTAGTTTCGTAGTCTAGTGGTATACCACCTACAGCTGTCGGGAATGCTCCTCTCAACGTGTAAGATTTAATCGTATTACCATTTCTGTCTAAATGATCTATGAAAGCATCAACTTGATAGTCAACTGGGTTAGTTAAACCTTCGTTGTCAGTCATATTGTTAATACCGTTCTGCCATCTTTCAAACGCATTCTTCAGTCTGAAATTTGTATCATTGTAACAGGTTACAGTCCACGCATCTATTGTTCTATCTCCAGCAATCTTAATATCTCTACCTCTAAATTTAACATCTATGTTTCCAATATTCATAGCTGGTAATGAAGTAGCTTTACATAAGAAAGCCATATCTTCTATTTCGCCACCAACACTTGCGTAACCAGGAAAAGGCATTGTTACCTTAAACTGATTGGCTCTAGCGCCACCGCCAGCAAGTTTAGCTTTGAAGTCGTTAATGTTTGCCATTTTATTTCTCCTCTACTAACCTGCTACTTCGTCAAACGAAACGCCGGTTCTAGTTGCAACGAAAGATAATGTGATAAAGTTGATACTTCTAGCTGGTTTAATGAATATCTCAGCTATAAATTCATTTCTATCAATTACTTCGCCTGTGTTGTTAGTTTCATCACATACTACTAAAAAGTCTGTGATACCTCGTCTACCTTGTACTTCTCTTAGGAAAGGTTCTACAATGTTTCTAAAG